TTGAGTCTCTTTTTCCGCTCCTCCCCCGTCCCTTTGAAAGAAAACTCAGACAGCAAATCGGTCAGCGTTTTAAGCGCGGCTCGCGCCTCCTGCTTGCTGGGACGTTCCGGTATCGGCGGGAGTTGAAATCCCGGCATTAGGTAAAGCTCGGATTCCGCGTCATAGCCCGGATCGGCGAAGAGCGAGCCATCGGCGCGCAGAGTGGGGGTGGTGATGACGCCGCTCACGTGTGGAAACGGCCAGCGCCGTTCACTCGCAAGTACCGTGCGCACGACTTGCAGCGGCGGATCGATTTCGACCCAGGTGCTACGTTTCCGATCGTACTTCTGAAACTCGGCGGATTCGGCGGTGGGCCCCAGAAATGAATCGGGGCAAAAGGCGCGTAGCCTCGCGACCACGGTTTTGCGTTCCCCGGCTGCCAGCATGGATTCGGCGACGGGCTCCACGAGCGCACCAGCGCGTGAAAAAATCGGCAAACCGGACGTGAGCAGTGCGTTCTCGGTCTCGCCGAGGATGCGCGGCAGCTGGCCGGCGATGATTTGAATGATCGGACGGGGGCCGGTCCGGGGCCCTGGCTGCGGTCGGGTGCGTGGCTGCGTCCGAGCGGCCTGTGCGGCGCTGTTAATGGTGGCTTCCACGGATGCCGCACCATCGTCGGCGATGAGCCCGCAGGTCTGGGCAGCCTCAAATAGCCGATTGCGGACCTCTTCCTCCTCGAGGCCGCCGCCGGCGACGATCTGAAACAGGTTGAACGCAGCCGTGTTGAGCGAATCGTTACGCGTACCTGGTTGTGCGGCGGCAACCGCCTTGCATTCGCGATCGAGCGCTGCGCGTGCCCAGGCGCTGCCGCGCGTCTTCGACTTGGCGAGCTCGATCAACCAGTCGGGTGCTGGAACAGCCTGATAGGCGCCATCGGGATCCCAGCGATAAAGCCCACCATTGGCGTTGCGGCTCGGCGGCAGGCACACATACCCACCCTCGCCGCGTACATCGATGCCGGGACCGATCTTGCCAGCGCTGCTGCGAATCTTGACCTTGTTATCCCAGGTAAAGATCAGATGACGGCCACCGCGCGGAGTAATCGTCATCAGCGTTTTCGGTATCTCGCCATGCTGTGTGATGAGCTGGGCGAGCGTCGCCATGCCGTCGACTTTCTTCACGGGGTCGACATCGAGGTCGATCACCCACATGCCGCTGGCAGATCCGGTGGGCGCGGCAACCATCGCGTTCGGCCATCGTGTCCACCAAGTGCGGATTTGGTTCTCGTCGACGGTCGCGTCTTTGAAGCCGTTTAGAGTGAGCGGCTTCTTGTCGAGCGGATTGGTGGGAAAGACCGGAATGCCCCGGCGCGCGTAATCGAGCGCAGCCTCAAGCTCGCTAGGCGTCGTATTGGTTTGCGGCTGTGGGCTCACGTGATCTTCCCTCCGAGTTTATAGAAAAGGCTGTGGAGATATTGGTGCTGCTTCGGAGTTGGCTCGCGGCCGTACACGGTGCGCGACGCCATGTCGTCAATGAACTCGTGATGCTTCTCGGGGAGCCGGTTCTTCTGACGCTGGACAAAGAGCGCGACCTCGGTCCACTCAAGCGTGCCATCGGTGTTGCGGAAGGCGCCGGTTCCGTGTTGCTTAGCCTCTGCCGCCTTAACGCCCTCGGCGTAACCGATGGCGCGGGCGTTCTCGATCTCGCTGCGGATTTTCTGCTTGTCGGCGTCGCTCAGGCCGCCGTTTGCTTTTTCGACGTGATCGGCGAGCGCATGAATGTCGGTGCCGTAAGTCTCCAGCACGCGCCGCATGGCGTGCACGGTGGCGACGATTTCGCCATCGTTGGTTGAGCCCAGCCGCCGGATGACGTCGCCAAGCTTGGATCCATGGCGGTGATCTCGCGGGGAGATGATTTCGGGCGGAAGTGCCATGGCTCATCTCCAACACCGTTCGGTGTGGGGGCACATCCTGCAACGCCAGTCTGTGGGGTCATCGTAGGCGCGCGAAAGCAGCTCGCCGGCGCGCGTCGCCTCGATGATATTGGCGGCGCGATCACTCCAGAATTGAGCGCGCTCGGCATTGAACGGCACGAAGAAATGCAGCCACTCGCAGGTATCGGCGTTCGCCACCGTGAACAGCGCAGGATTGGTGATATTCAGATACGCTTGGTAGAGCGAGACCTGTGCGAGGTAGTGCGAATATTTCTTTTCGAGGCCGTCGCGCTCCACCTCGCGCCAGCCTTTGGCGTTGAGACATTTACATTCCCAGATCAGGGGGTAGATCAGATAGGCGCCTGGTAAGTCGGGGCCGTGAATGATGATGCCGTCGGCGTGGCCGCGCAGCGCACCATTCGCGGCGGTGAAAGCTAACGCCTCGGGCGGTGCAAATTTGAAACCGGCAGCCACGAGATGCCGACGCGTTCGCTCCTCGAAATAGTGTCCCCGACCAAAAATCTCGCGCGTCCTGGCCGCGAGCATGGGTTTGCACCACCAGTCAAATTGGATGCGGCGCAGACAGTCGTGTCCGACGATCGACGCGCCCAAATAGGGGCGTGGCAGCTCCGCCGCCGTCGCCGCGGCGCGCTCGATGGCATCGTTGATCGCGCCGTTGATCGGCTCGATCGATAGATTGGCGCGGTTGAAATCCATACCACGTAACTCAGAGCTTGATTTCGTCGTTAAACTCATCGGGCGTCATCAGCGGCCCACCGGCTGCAGCGTTCGCTTGGCGCGCAATCGCGACGGCGCTTGATTTTCGGGTGATGCCTTGCTCGCTCAGATCACGCGCGATCACGGCCTTGCGGATCAGCGGCATGGCCTTGAGCAGAAGCTCGGTAATGTCCTTGCGCGGCCATTGCGCGAGCGGCTTCGACCAGTCAACGATGTCTGAGCAAGCATCAGCCAGTTCCGGCAAGATTGCCGCTACCGCACCCGCGTCCCATGGCTGCGGATCGAGCGCGGTCAATCGAATAGTACGCTCGGTGTCGAGTTGCTCTGCGGCAGCCTGCTGCGCTCGCACGCTGATCCAGGCGAACAGGACTGCGGCGACAATCCAGCCCCACTCGGTGTCGCTGAGTCGCCCGATCGGGGTGCCGGGCGGGATGGGGCCGTCCATCTGGACAACCCCACGCGCACCCGCGATAGCGGCAGCGGTGGCGTCCCGCTGCCACTGGTCTTCGAGCGCGGACAGAGAAATCTCGCCGACAGTGCGGACCTTTTTCATGATCACGCCCACTCCGGCCGCTCGATGGGGGGTGCAGACCCGGAAGGCGCGGTAGGTGCTGCGCCCCCGCTGTTTCCACCGTTGAACGGCGGCGGTTGCTCGACCGGGTGCCAGTCCTTCTTGTCGGGCGTGATCACTCCCATGAGGATGTTCTTGTCGGTCCAGTTTTCGCCGGAGCCATCGTTCTTCGGGCCGCCTTTCTCGATGCCAATCTTGCCAATGAAGGTGATGCCCTCTAGTTGGCCAAGACTGACGTTGCGAGTAGCGCGCGCCTTAGGGCTCCTATCCTCCGGATTAAGCCCGAACGCGGAATCGAGAATGGCTTTGATCGTGCCGCGATTCCGATCGATGGATTTGGCATGCCCATCCGTGGTGCCGACTAGGACCCAGTACTCCCAAAACTTGCGACCCTTGTACGGCCCATCGGCAACGGTGAATTCGCAGTCGAGCATTTCGCAGCCGCCATCCTTGCTGCGCTTGAGCATGCCGCCCTCGCCAACGCCGCCGGGGCGAAGGTGAAGGACACATGTCGCGGTCGTGCCGTGTGGCATCAGTTCGAATTGCGGTGGTGGGGCATCGGTGTAGTCATAAGGCATGGCGCGCCTCCTATGTTTGAGCGGGTTGCTCGGGTGAAACGATGGTGAATGATTTGCGCTGGCCGGGGCCGGTTAGCTTCTCGATCAGCGCGCCAAGGTTCGGCGGTTCGAGTTGCTCGAGTCGCCCGCTGCGATCTTTGCTCGGGTAACCCCAGACGTTCGGGTTTGTGCAGACGAACGCACGCACGGGCTTACGGTCGCCGAAGTCGATCCAATTCATGGTGATGATTTCATCGACGATCGCCGGCAGTTCACGCCCGGTTTTTCCGCCCTCGATCTGCGGCTGCCAGGTCGCGATATTGAAATCGTCGACGTTCTTCTCGAGCACGGCCACGAAGACGACGGTGCGCTCGCGCGCGTGCTGCAACTGGCTGAGCCAGCCGAGCATGCTGCGGGCGTGCAGCCCGTAGATCGCGCGCAGATCCTTGCGCCCGCGATCGGTGAAAGCCTCAGGCTGTTGCTCCGCCCATGTGAAGCAAAGCCGGGCGGCGGCGGTCAGGCTGTCGGCGAAGAGGATTTGATAATCTGCGAGACGGGCGAGCTCGCTGTTTTTCATGACCTCGTTGTGGTGTGCCTCACTATAGGCGGCGGTTGGCGGCAGAGCCGGATTGAAGCCACCGAGGGCGCAGGCAAGATCGCGACATTCGTCCCATGTCCGCGGCCGCACGCTCGCAACGAGAACATCGCTCACGGCAAGATGCCCGGCCTCGACATCGACGAACAATGTCGTCGCGAGCATTTCGGCGCTCATCGTGCGCAATAAACTCGTTTTGCCGACGCCGCTCGGGCCCACGATTAAAATTTTCGGGCCGCTCTTTTCGGCACGCCTTTCATCTGCGGTGATGATCTTCATAGCGCGGCCGCCAGTCATGGCACGGTATCCAACTGTTCACGCTCGTAGCTTTCGAGGACTTCGCCGTCGCGCTCGTAATGCGCCCCGACAATTGGCGGCGCAGCCCTTTTCGTTCGCGACTCGTATGCCGCGCGCGCGAGACGTACGCCGCGACCGAGACTCAAGGTCTTGCCGGATTGAAACGTGGTCATGCGCGTGACCTCGCCATCGGCGAAGGTGGCGACGAAGGTGGGGGAGATGGTCATGCGCCGTCTCCGTTGTTTCTGCGTTCACGGAGCTCGGCGAGATATTCCGCGGCCGTCTTTACGGCGTCGTATTCTTCTGGAAAGTCATCAGGGTCGATGCAGTAGCGCGCCGCATCGAGGCCCTTGATGAGCCGACGGAGTTCGTCGTCGTGCACGAGGGCGAAGCGGTCAGTCTGCTGCCCCCTCCGCGTTCCCAAAATCTCAGCGAGCGCGGCCTCGTATTTGGCCCTAACCTCGTCATTCAGAACGACCAGGGCGAGCGTGGCTTCGTAGGTGGCGACCATCGCGGCCGCCACCGCATACGCTTCTTCGCGATCCCGAATAGGCAGAGCCCCATCAAGCTTCGCGGCCACCTGCGCGATGACATCGTCACGCAAGACGGATCCGTCGGAGGCGGCGTCGGCTTCGAACAAAGCGTGAAGCGCGGGGGCGAACGGGTCGAGCTCGGCCGGGGCGGACGGTGTTGAGTTATCTGTCATGTCCTGTCTTCCCGAAAGAATTGGCGCCGCCCGCATTTGCGCGAGCGACGCCGACGCGACCTAACCGACGATCTTGGCGAGCACGTCCCAGACGTCAGCGACGCCGATGGCCTGGAGTGCCTGTTCGCGCTCGGTATGGGAGAGACCAGCCCACGTCTCGACCAGGCGTTCCACCCCCTGCGAGAGGCCGTTCCCGTTCGCTGCGGCACGCGCCTTGAGCTCGGCGCGCACCGCGACGGGGGTGACATCGAGCAGCGAGCAGAACTGGGCTAGCGACAGCTCAAGCCGCTTTTCGCCGGTTACGAAATCCGCCACCAGGCGGACGCGCTGCTCGCGGGTCAGCTTGCGATGCTTGAGCCCGCGCCCGCGGACATCATTGACAGTTGGGCGATTTTCACTATGTAACTGCATGACTTGGCCCCCTCCTTAGGGGCTGAGGTTCTCCGCCAGGAAAACCAGTTAGGCGGGGCGCCGTTAGCAGCGACGCCCTCCGCCTGCGTTGGGTTACCCGCTTCCAGTCACCGGCGGCGCGACTGCGGCAGGATTGGTCATGCCTCGGCTGGTTGCTCGCGGCTCGCGCTGTCAAGCAGCGCCTCCATGGCGCGCACCGGAACGCGCAGCAGCTTCCCGATCCGCACGGTCGGAATGTCGCCGCGGGCCGCAGCTGCGTAGCTCGCATTCTTCGACATGCCGAAATACCGCTTGCCGGCCTCTGGAACAGAAAGCGTCAGCGGAAACTCGGGCGGGGCACGCGCGTTCTTCCGCGATTGACGCGCCTGCGCGCTACCGCTCCGACGCCGACCCGTAACTTCGGGGTTTAGGCTGGACATTTTGGTTGGTCTCTGGATATAGTGGGACCAAAAGATGTCCCATTCTACGGCCAGGGACTATCGTACGTCAAGCCAGTTGCGGTCCCATATCCGAGCGTCCTATGCTGTACCTCCTCGTCCCATCACGTCTCGCCTCAAGGAGGTACAACGCCATGGTCCGCAAGCCTGTCGATATCGCTCACGTCAACCTGCGAATTAGGGAGGACCTGCGCCGCGAGCTCGAACGCGAAGCCAAGGCGCATCAGGTGTCGCTCAACTATGAGCTAGCCAGCCGGCTGCAACAGACCCTCGAACAGCCGCGCATTTTATCCATCCAGGAACTGGCCGATAACGCGGGAAGAATGCTGCTGCCGCTGCTCGAACGCGGCCAGAACATCAATCTCCAAAACGATCTCATTGCCGCCGCCGAGGGATTGGTGAAATGGGTCCAGCCGCTGTTGGCTGCGCGCGTCATTGCCGGTCCAGAAGGAGAGACTGGTCGGCGGGCGATCGACAAAGTCGCCCTAGCGATAAAGATGATCGATGTCGAACGCGTGCAGCAGCTTCGACGCACAACGGGAGTGGCGCAATGAAAGGACATATCCGCCGCCGCGGCGCCCGGAGCTGGGAATTAAAATACGATATCGACCGCGCTGGAGGTCGGCGACAGACCATCTATCGAACGTTCAAGGGTAGCCGCCGTGAAGCGCAGATCGAGCTCGCCCGCCTGCTGGCGCAAGTGGCTGATGGCGGCCACGTCGAGCCCAGCAAGCTCACCGTTGGCGATCACGTTCGCGCTCGCGTTGCTCAGTGGAAAGCCGCGGGAACAATCTCGACCAAGACTGCCGAGCGCTACGAGGAGCTCATCGAGTACCAACTCACCCCGTTCCTGGGAACAAGGCTGCTGCAGAAGCTCCGTTCCCAAGACATCGAGGCTTGGCACAGCGCGCTGCGGGCCAAGGGGCGCAAGGACGGCGCGGGCGGCGTCAGTAATCGTACCATCAGCCATGCCCACAAGATCCTATCGAAGGCACTGCGCGACGGCGTCCGGTACGGGCTCGTGCTCAAGAACGTCGCCACCGAAGAGGCGGCGCCCCGGGTCCTCTCTGACGAGATGAAGATCCTCACCCCAGAACAGGTTCAGGAGCTGCCGGTCAAGTTGGCCAAGCAACCGATTTATGCGCCCGCCATCATCGCCTTGTTCACAGGGGTGCGGAGGGGTGAGTTGCTGGCGTTGCGCTGGTGCAACGTGAATCTCGCGCGCAAGACAATGCGTATCGTTGAATCGCTCGACGAGACCGTGCAGCACGACCTCCGCTTCAAGCCGACGAAGACCAAGAGCGGAAACCGCGAAATCACCCTGCCAGATATCGTGGTGGGTACTCTGCACGAGCATCGCCGCCAGCAGCTGGAGTTGCGCCTTGCGCTGGGCCTCGGGAAGCTTCCCGTCGACGCTTTGGTGTTTTCTACCCCGGAGGGACATCCGTTGCGGCCAAACAGCTTTAGCGGGACATGGGCAAGGGTCGCGGCGGAGCTCGGTCTCGATATTCCTTTCCATGCATTGCGCCACACCCATGCCAGTCAACTAATCGACGCGGGTGTCGACGTGGTGACAATCGCGCGTCGGCTCGGGCACGCATCGCCGACGATCACCTTGTCGAAGTATGCGCATTTGTTCCGGAAGGACGACAGCAAGGCGGCAGAGGCGATCAATACCGTCCTCAACAAGCTGTAAGGCGGCTCCTGCTGGCACCAAAAATGATACCTTGACCCGGAATGGTCCCCTGCTACTCTAGGATCATATTTGGTCCTAGGAGGGAGGAAGCCATGATTTTGCCGCCGATCGAGGAGTGCGCGAAAATTCGCACGTTCTATGAGCTTGAAACCCGAGCCACCAATTCGAATGAAGCCGCCGTTGCTAAGACAAAGCTCGATCAGCTACTGAGCAAACACGGGCTCAAGCGCAAGCACATTCCCGACATTCTCGCCAAGCTGGAGAAGGATCCGAAATACGCCACCCAGCGCGGTCCTGCTCGACCCGCGGACAAGCATCCCGATGAGATGCGCATCAATCCTCTGAGCCTGGTACTGCGCCACATCGAAGATCACATCCACATGCCCAACTCACACGAGCGTCTCGCGTGCGGGCTGTGGTTCATCCACACACATGTCTTTGGCCACTTCGTGCATAGTCCGCGGCTGGCGATACTCAGCCCGGTGCGCCGCTGCGGCAAGTCGACATTGCTGATCCTGGCTGGGACGATGTGCGCCTATCCCGATCGCTCCGATGGCACGACCACGGCGGCGCTCTACCAAACGCTGCTCGAAAGCGACACCACCCTGTTGATCGATGAAGGCGACAATCTCGGTCTGCTACAAAACAAAGAACTGCGCCAACTAATGCATGCCGGTTTCCGCCGCGGTGGCACAATCGATCGCGGCGGCCCCGGCCGGAAGCGCAAGTATCCAGTCTATGCGCCATTGGCAATTGCCGCGATCGGCAAGAGCTCGCTATCGCTACCGCTGATCGATCGCTCCATCATCATCATGATGCGGCGGCGCCCGCACAGCGGCCCGCGACTGGAGCGCCTTAATGAATATGATCCCAAGTTTGCCTTCACCCGTCGTCAGATCGAATACTGGAAAGCCGACGCCTGTCTCGACCCCGATCCACAGATGCCGGACCAACTTGATGATCGAGCGTGGGACTGCTGGCGAGCGCTGATCTCCATCGCCGATGCGCTCGGCATGGGCCGGGAAGCGCGTGAGGCCGCGATCGCGCTCAGTGCCAAACGCGAGGAGAGCGACCCGGTGATGATGCTGTTACGCGGCATCCGGCGGGTGTTTGGCAGCGCCGATCGCATTAGCTCGATGGCGCTAGCGGAGGGGCTGAAGGATCTCGGCTTCCAATGGACCGGGCTGCGTGACGACCAGCCGGCACGCCCACTCAAGCAGGGCGAGCTCTCACACCTGCTGCACAAGCTGTTCGACCTTGAGACCATCACGGTGTGGCCGTCTGGCTCGCGTGATCGTGGTCGTGGGGCAGTGTCGAACAAGGGCTATTTTTATCGACAGTTCGAGGAACTGTGGGCCTCTTATTGCCCCGACGACGAGGGTGACGACGACGTCACTGAGGGCGACAAGATCGTGCATATCGGCCACTTCAAGGCCGACACCTAGGCGACACAGCGGCCGCCACAGCGACCGACACAGAGGCAGCCTCTCAACCACAGTGTGGCTTTCGCAAAGTTGCCACCCGATTTGCCACCCAACCACGTAGAACAGGGTGGTATTCAACGCGCCACCTCCCCACCATCACAAGCGCGGAAACCTCGATAAAATCGAACTAAGTGTGACGTGATGTGACGTAGTGATACAGTTTCCGGCGGTCGTAGAGCCCGCACGCGAACGAAAGCTGCAACTTGGCCATTTGTTGGCTGTCCCCGGTGCTCTTGAGCAAGGCGTCAGCCTTAGCACGCGCGC